GCATTGGACCAGCAAGTCTAGCGATCTGGAATACCTGGTCGTAGAAGCTCTTTGGAACAGTGTTGTCAGAAGAAGTTAGGGTACGCTTCTCAGACTTGAACTCGTGTCCGCCACGGATTTCGCCCATAGCGATTGAGCGGAGAATGTCCGACTCAGACTGACGGCTTTCCTCAGCGGTTGTGTTTAGGGTTGCAGCAGCTTCGTAAGCACGGGCTTCGCGCTCGGTTAGCTTGCGTGCGGTGTCAATCGCTGCATCGCGCTGGTCAATGTCAGCCTCGATACGAGCAATCTTTTCGCTTTCCTCAGAAGATAGTCCGCGGTTCTCGGCAGTAGCTAGGTCTAGGACCTCGCGTGCCTGAGCAATCAAGTTGTTGCGAACTTCTACCTGAGACTTTACAAATTCAGACATGTAGTCTCCTCAAATAGTTTTTTATTAGGATTCCTGCGGTGCTGACACTCAACAGATACAGCGGTGCTAACACTCAACTGTTAGTACAAGTCTATTAGGCGAAAAAAACACGGTAAAAGAAAAGGCCCCCACCGAGGAAGGGAATACTCGGTGAGGGCAGGAAATCAGTTTACCTGATTTCTTTAGATTCGACAACCCTGGTTTCTTTAGCAGGGGTCGAAGACTTTTCTTCTAGGGCTACTACAGCCTCTGCAAACTGGTCTGCCATCTCAGCAATAACGCCTACTGATGGGTTTCCAGCCGCCTTTAGGATAGCGTCTTTGATTTCTTGTTTGGTAGCCATTTAGATCCTTTTCAATAGCAGGTCAAGTTGTTTCTTTTTTAGGTCTAGCAGAGCAAGACCGTTATCGCCAGCTTCAACCTTAGCTTCAGGCTGCTGTCTTAGTTTGCCAACGACATCTGTAATCAAAGAAGCCGACTTCTCGTCTAAGTCTTCACCTGACTCTAGCTTTAGAAGCGCGTTGGCAAGTTCGTCTGCGTCAATAGTAGGTTGCATAGACCTAACAGTAGCAGTAGTAGCTGAATAAGCGGGGAAGGTCACGATACTTACTTCGTGCAGTCTAACCGACTCTAAGGTTCTAACCGAACCATTCTCGGACCAAGTGTCTTTGATGACATTGAAACCAAAGCTCATAGAGTCAATTACTTTTGAACGCAGAAGCTCTGCAACATCGCGCCCACGGGTTGTCTTAGGTAGTCTGGCTTTTACCTTTAGTCCGTATCGGTCTTCGGTAAGCTCTAGGCTTCCACCGCGAACCGAAGCAAGCGGCTCGTTAGTGTCGTGGTTCCAGAGAAGCTTGATTTCGTTGCGAGACTGTAGCGAGCGCTTAAAAGCTCCAGGAGCAACAAACTCACGGAAACCGCCTAGGTCTTCTGAGGAGCTATTGAACACAGATGCGTAACCAGTAAAGGTCATGCCATCATCTTCTGACCGAATCTCAAACTGTGTGTTAGTAGTTCGGATTTCTGGCTGTTTGCTGTTTGGCTCGCCGTCAATCTTTTTCTGGATTGCGCGAGCTACATCCGCCCAGCGGTTTAGCTTCTCAGTAGTGTCAGTCATAGTTCTTTCCTGTGCTTCAATTCTAGCAACAACGCCGTTAGCGTAGCTCATTGCACGCTCAGCAGCTCTCTTGGTTGGTCCTGATCCCCAAAGCAAGTGAGCTACCAATCCTGGTCCTGGATACTCAGGGTCATTTCTGTTGGAGTTCTTTGGTGCGTCAAGGTCTGGCATGTGTCGGGCTATCCATGCGCCAAGCCGTACCCACTTGTCATCAGATACCTGACCTTGTGCCATCAAGCGTGCTTCACGAATTGTCTTTTGCGTAAGTCCAGCTCCACCGAATCCTTCTTCGTATAGCTCTAGTCCACGGCGAGCAGCAGCTCTCATGTAAGCAGGGGCCTTCTGGTTTATAGCGCGAGCTTCCTCGTCTGGTTGCCAAGCGTTGCAGTAATAGCCACCGTCTACAAAGTCTTCCCACTTCTCGCACCATGCTTTAGTGCCGTCTTCGTTCTGTCTTTCCTCATTGAAGAAGAAGCAGTTTCCACAGGCACGGCCTTCTGGCACATCTTCTGCTAAAGCTGGTCTGTAATTCTCAGGCAAGTCTCTCTGCTCTGACCGAAGCTCGTCAATCTTTGTAAGCGTAGTAAATCTGTGTACAACAAGCACTGGAGTGTCTCTCCAGCCGTCTGCGGATTGCTCGTAAATGCGAATCATTGCGGCTGGATCATCGGGAGTCCCGCTGATTGTGAAGTCGCTTTCTGGCGCGGTTAGCTCACCATCTCTGACAATGCGAGTGATGCGACCTCTGGCTCTGCCACCTGAAGCACGCCAAGAAACAAAATCCCCAACCTCTAGCTCATCTGGCAAAGCACGAGTCATAAACTCCTCGTCAGGCATAGCCTCATCGCCCATGTCTGCAACCGAATCTAGTTCTTCTTCTTCAACAGCAACTCGCTCTGGTCGCTGAATCTTCTCAATGCTGAAAACATTTATGACCATTAGTTTGTCAGTCGGACTGAATACTCCGTACTCATACTCAAAGATACGAACAACAGCGTACTGATCCTCAACAACAACTACCTGAGCAAGAATCTTAGAGTCGTTTGGCTCCCATGACACCCAGTCACCTGAAGCAAGAAGCCCAACCGCAGCTCTCTCGCCACCAAACTCTGTGTCTTCAGCAAGGCTCACAGCTACAGCCTGGTCAATAGCTGACTGCTTGTTCTCGTGGCAACCTAGAACTTCGCCATCTTCTTTTACAACCGCCCAGCCTGAACATTCGTTTGACTTGTCTGTGATGTAGTACGGCATTACGATAACCTCGCGTTTACTGTGATTGTGCCACCCAAAGCAACTGCTGTGCCATTTATTGTGATGGTTGTGGCTGATAAAGAAACAGTCTGTGTCTCAGCGTTATAGGCAACTGGAGATGTTGCAGCAATTACACCTGTCGGTCCCGTTGGTCCTGTTGCACCTGTCGGGCCTTGCGGACCAGTTGCGCCAGTCGCACCAGTCGCACCTTGAGGTCCAGTATCGCCTTGTAAGCCCTGCGGACCTGTGGGACCTGTCGGTCCAGTCGGGCCAGTGGCTCCCGTATCACCCGTATCGCCCTTGGGTCCCGTTGCACCTTGTGGACCTGTTGAACCTGTTGCACCTGTTGGTCCTGTGTCTCCTGTGAGTCCTGTGTCACCCTTGTCACCTTTGTCACCCTTTGCACCTTGGGGTCCAGTAGGTCCAGTTGCTCCAGTAGCTCCTGTGGCTCCAGTCAGTCCTTGAATACCTTGCTCGCCTTGAGACCCTTGAGGTCCAGTGTCTCCAGTGTCTCCCTTTGCACCAGTAGCTCCAGTAACACCCTGAATACCTTGTATTCCCTGCAAGCCTCGTGGCAATGTAAAGTTCACGGTTTGAGCTGGAGAGGTTCCAGTAATTGTGACAACAGCAGTGTCATCACTTGACTTGGTTACAGTTCCAACCGAAAGTATGTTGGCTGGGCCAACAACTCCTTGGATACCCTGTGGCCCAGCATTACCTAGAGATAGCGTTGTGAATGTCTCAGTGACATTTACAGCAGCGTTAGTTTCGTCTACCGAGAGAGTGGTACTACTCTCCGTAATCTCTAGGGTTACTTGGGACATTACTTAGTGACCTCAGCTTGGATAGCAAAGCCACCCTGAATAAGACGAGTCACCTGACCACCTGAGTTCAGTTCTAGGTCGTAGACATAGTTGCCAGGTGTTGCACTGCCCATTGTGGTTGCTGAAACCGAAATGGCAATAGTGCCAGCAGTTCCGCCTAGTGTGATTCCACTTCCGTTAGTAAGGCTAAGAACCGAAGCAGTAGAGCTTGCGTTTTCTTTTACCTGCATGGCAGCGGTGTAACCAGTTAGGTTCACGGCTGTCCCACCGATTGCCCAAGTCATGTTTAGGTCGTAGGTTGCACCTTGGTAAGCGGTGATGTTGTAAGTTGCTGGATTTATCATTGGACCTGCTTCAGATAGCTAATAGTGTGACCAACTTTTGCTGAGACCGCGTAGATGCTTTCAAGCGGATTCATTTGTAGCTGGATGGTTTCTTCTTTCTGCAAAGCTAATCCAGTCGTGGTTGTTACTTCTGGACCACCAAGATAAATAGCATCGGTGTTGTCAATGTTGTGAATGATTAGCCTGAAGTTTGAGTTGTAAGTGCCATCTACGATGGTGGCAACAGTCCCAACAGTTAGCTGATTGGTTGTGATTGCCATGACTACTCCTCGTAAACAGTAGTCGGAGCGTTAGGGTCAATCTGAGCAACTGGCTGCAACTGAACGCTAGGTACTCCAGAGTGAGGGATAGCTGGCAAACCGAATGTAGACAAGATGTCATCAGGCTGGTATCCAGCTTGTACAAGCTTGGAAACGATGTCGTACATCATTTGCTCGCCAACAAGCTTTGCGTCAGGCAGGTTTATGTTTGCTAGTGGGACACGGTAGATTTCACCGTTCTCAACAGGCTGCATGTCTTCTAGGGCATGGATGTCATTTATGGATAGGAAGCCAGCCTGAGATGCAATCGAGTAAGCGTTGAAGCGTGACTCTAGGTCTCCACGAAGCAAAGCACCGAAGTTGAACTTGATGTAAGCGTTTGGTGGAAGCAGGCGTGAGTAAGCCCACTCAATCTTCTCTGCGTATGGGCGAAGTGTGTGAGTCACGAACTGAATTGCGTTCTGCTCAACCGAAGCGTAGCTTGCTGTGTCTGGAACACCGAGCATGTGTAGCGGGATGTTGAAGATACGAGCGATTTCTTCTACACCGAACTTGCGTGAGTCAAGTGCCTGAGACTTCTCAGGATCTACCTGAGTTGAAACAAACTTAGCTCCACCTGAAAGAACACCAGTGCGGTGCGCTCTGCGTGAGTTGTTCTTGTGGCGTGAGTCAAAGCCATCAGCTAAGTTCTTTGCTTGCTCTGGTGTTAGGTTGCCAGGGAACTCAATGACACCTTGAGCCGATGCACCAGCACCGAAGAATCTTGCAGCGTACTGCTGTAGAGCAAGGTTTAGTCCAAGTGCTTCACGAAGCTTCTCTACTCGGCTAGTTCCAATGAGCTTGCCTGGAAGAACTAGGTCTGTGATGTGAATGACCTCATCGGCAGTAAGTAGCTTCTTCTCATCTGCGTATTCGTAAAGCTTGCGACCAACTGCTGACCGAGTGACCTTCATCTTCTCAGGGTCAAGCGCCATTAGGTTTACAACTTCACCTGAACGGTCACGGAAGATGCGTGTG